ATAACTACCCACTCTCAATCTTCCGTATCCTATTGGAACGGGTCTACCTTGTGTTGATACATTTTGCGGGCTACTAAATAAATATGATGAATTTTTTATACCAGCACGAATTGAATTTTCTATAGTTTCTGGTTCATCTTCTGGTATAGGAGTATTTAAATATTGTATTCCAGCAATAACCAAACCCATACCAACTGCAAACAAAAATCCACCAAGTAGCGTACCAATACCTATTACATAACCACCAACTGCTAAACCGGCACCAAGTACAATAGTAAGAGTGATTGGGTCTTTTCCTATAATACTTGGGGCAATTTCTACTGTTTTAATATTTTTTGTATTGTTCATACTAAAAGCAGTTTCTGTTTCACCATTAACTATAATTTCATAACTTAAACCCTCTCTAGTTTTATTTACGATATATTTTCTAAATCCAGGGAACATAGTATCCATGGCATAGATGACATCTGTGGGTTTATTTATGTTATGAAATTCGAATTCTTTTCCATAAATTTTTGCTATTTTTCCATGTAAGATAATTTTTGTTTTCATTAATAACCACCTCTTACTGTTTGAGCGCCTTCTGGACTAGAAAATGATCTAGAAACCAGATCGCTACTTAATCGACTTTCATTAGTTGATAAATCTATTGGTTCAACAATTGATTGTATTATTTTAGTTCCAATTCTCAACGCTCCATAACCTAAAGGCACAGGTGTATATTGAGCCGTAACATTTTCTCTACTTGCAAACATGTAAGATGCTGGCGCTAGTCTCGCTTTCGCTGCAATTGGTTCCTCCTCTGGTATGGGTGTCATCAGATATTGTATCCCCGCTATGACAACTTGAATTAATACTTGAACAACAAACTGAACAACAAAATTAACTTGACCTTTAATAACGGGAACTATATCTATTCTTTTGATTTTTCTTTTTTGCACAGCTTCATTTAAAGAAGTTAATGGCTCTTCATCTACCACCAGTTCGTAGTGTTCATTTTTTTGTGCACTAGATATAAAATACTGCATGAAACCCTCTCTGTTTGCATCTACCGCTTTGATACAATCAGTTGCTTTGTTTATGTTCACAAATTTGTAAAACTTTCCAAACTTATGACCAGCTATTCCATGTATGTATATTTCAGTCATTTTAGTTTTTCCTTTATCTTTTCTACAATGGTTTTATCTACTTCAGAATATTCTGGTTCATGAACGTGAAACAAATTTTGCTCTAATGAATAAATAACAAAAGGATAACAAATTAAATCAGCAGTTTTAATATCAAAGTTAGATGGCTCACAACCACCTTTACAATGTGAATGATAAACTGCAACTATATTGTTACTTCTTTTGACAAACAAAAATTCTTTTGCGGGAATGTAAAACTCATCTTCTGGTATTTCAGAATAATTTTTCATAGGTAACACACTTAACTCACCGTCTTTTTCAATAATGAAACCACAAACTTCTCTGTTTGGTGATTTTTCTGATTCTAATTCTATTTGTCTTTTTATCATTTTAATAACTATAAGTTTCTGTTCCAGGAAATCCTCCGTAAGGTAAATTTTTATTTGTGTTTATTCCACCCCAATCATCATTAGCAAATCTTAATTTACATCCAAAAAGTTTTTTGGAACATGCATCTTTTACCCACAAATCTGTTCTTTTATTAGGTGGTTCATCTACTGTTGTTGTGTGGCCAGATTTACAAACATAGTAAACGGGGTGTTGTTGATAATAATTAGCGGTTAAACCTTGTCCAGAAAGTGCCCGATTACTGTAAGTAAATACGTAATCTCCTGTTGTGTAGGTTCTGTTTTGGCCTCCATCAGTTTGATTTCCGCTCCAAAGCCCTTTGGGTGTTAGAAGATCATCAACACTAGATTCTATTCGTTTTGAGTGATTAGTTGTCGGTCCACCATTTAAAATGTCTGTGTTAAAACCATAACTTGTTCCAGCTCCAGTTACAAATAGTTGATCATTCACCGTAGCTACAACTCTATCGTGACTATCTTGCGAACTATTATAACCATATCTGCATCCATAACCTCTATATATAAATGGACAATACCTTGATGATATTTTTCTTGATGGAATTTCTACATTCTCTAATTCTAAACTAGATACTAATTCAAATTCTACGGCTAACTTATTTTCGCTAGTTTTTCTTGAAATAAAATATTTATCATCTGGCATTTTAGCATTTGGATTTGCCGTGCCAAAAGGGTTTGATCCACCAGGAAAATTAGCGTCATCTAAAAATTTAGCAAAAGTTCTTTTTCTGACTACTTTTGCGCCATTTAAATTATTATATTTTCTTAATAAAGAAGAGACATAAAGTCCCGCATTTGATACTCTTATTTTTGGTCTGGGTAGTCTTTGGTCGCCCAAAATCTCAAAACCTTCTGATTCTACGGGAATTGGCAAATACTCTTGTCCATTAAATATAATTTTGCCAGCAACACCATTAGTTCCACCATGAAAGTTAATTTGTGCTTGACTATCGTTCTGATAATCGTAATATAAGGTATATAATTCAATTAAAGCCGTTGGCTCCACATCAAATATAGCTCTAGCGAAATCTTGATTTATGCCTTTTCCCATGTACTATATTACACCGAAAAATGAAAAAATACAAACAATTAAAAACTACTTCAGTCAGACCCTATGAATCTAAAGATTTTAGGGAAGTTTTTGTGATATTTCTTAAATTTCAAAAAGAAGCCAAGATAGGGACTTATCATAATATATGCAAAGGTCATGGGGATACTTTTGTAGTAGCTTATTTAATAGAAGAATTAAAGACTTTATTAAAAAGATGTAAACATAACTATGTAGCAATAGACGAGGATACTGGCAAAATTTGGGGTTTTGGTTGCGGCACTAACGATATAATGAACGGTTTTATGGATGTAAAAAATTCAATAGAAATACAAATAGTTTTTAAAGACCCAGATTATATTTTTAATAGAGTAATGAAACACGCTCTTTTAGTGAATTTGAAAAGGGTTGCCAACGGCAGAAGGGTTTTTGCTGCTTTGGGGCCAAGGGACAAGTTTATTAAGTATTTAGGGTTTGTAAAAAAGATGTTTAACTTAAAAATCCACGGCAAAGATACTTTTGGAAAAGTGTGGGTAGAATTTTTATAATAAAATATGAAAGAAATATATTCAAAACTAGATAAAATATTAGAAAACTTTAAATATGATTTGGTGGAAAGATACGAATTTTTCCCTCACAAATATGATATTGAAGAAAAAACGTCAGAAAAAGCTTTGCTATATATACAAAAAAACGGTAATTTAGACAAAGCTAATACTCTTGAACATAATGACAATAGGATAATTTTAGATGATTCTATACTTTATTCAATTGATTTAAAGGGAATGTTACACAAAGAAACTGGAGTTAAAAGAGAATATTCGGGTTTTTTTTGGTATCCTTGTGATGCGTTTTGTGGTTGGCATACAAACAACAACGCTGAAGGAGAACGTATATACTTCGCTTGGGCGCCAGAAGATAATAAAAGTTTTTTTAGGTATCAAGACCCAGAAACAAAAGAAATCATTACAGATTGGGATAAAAAGGGCTGGCAGTATAGAAAATTTAATGTGTCTAGAGATAAACCGTTTTGGCATTGCGTTGGCTCTAAAACTAACAGAATTAGCATAGGTTTAAGAATTAAGTGAATATAAAAGTTTGTGATTTTGAAGAAAAGTGGTTGGAAGATTTGGCTTATGAGTTTTATAAGTTTAATCGAGATAACCCAGTACAATTATTTAGTGATATGCCTAAAGTAAGAACATTTAAACCAAAAATAGATTATTTTAAAGAAAAACTACAATTAATTATTAAAAATTGTGATTACAACCATCTAGCCATAGACGAAAATAAAAATAAAATTTATGCTTTTACTTGTTACGAAATCAAAAATAATATTTGCACTAATTATTTTATAATAAAATCTGTGGATTACCCAATGGATAAAGATATGTTTGAAACTCATTTCAAGTTTTTAGATAAAATGAAACAAAAAGGGTTTACAAAAGTTATGGCCAATATAGACAGAATTAATGGTAACCCATTATTAAAATTCTGTGAAAGATATTATGGTTCAGATGCACAACAAATAGAAGGAGAAGGAGAAAAGGTTGTATTTGATCTAGAAAAGAACTCTAGATGGAAATATTACCTTGACAAATAAGAATATGCGTGTTAAAAAAGAAATAATGAGCAAATGGACAGAAAAACAAAAAGGAGCTTTGTGGAAGAAAAACACTGGTAAAGTTAAATATTTGTCTGGATATGTGGAAATAGAGGGTGTACAACACAAAGTTGTCATCTTTCCAAATAAATACAAAAAAGAAGCAAAACATCCCGAATTTATTATATACTCACCCTTTGAAAAATAGTGTAAAGACACTATATAAGTTATGAAAGGTTACCTAAAAGTTGTTGGCACCAACGATGGTTGCGAACGTTTAATGGACGCTTCTGGTTTGTCTGAAATTAATTACAAGTTTCACAAAAACTATGAGTTAAAATTTAAAAATGAAATTTTCTTTTTAGAAATTTTGGAGTTTATTATATGTGATACATTTATTGAATATTCGGGTTGGATAGGTGATAAAAATCACAAGTATGGCAGAATAGCTTTTCAGTTTGAACCTAAGAGTTGAAAAACTTCTCTT